GGACTATCTCAAGACGATCTTATTAATATAAGACAAAATGAAATTATTCTTAGTCTTCGAGAAGAGTTAGCTCAAACTAAAAACGAGAACGATTCTCTTAAAGCTGAGAACTCTTTGCTGTTGGCAACTTCAAAAAATGAACCTCAAGAGTTCAAGGTTAAACTTGTTGATGAACACAACAAGCAAATGAGAAACGAGAACAGAGAGCTCATCTCTCTAGCCTCATCCTTAACAAAGCAAATACAATCAATGAAGAATGAAGCAAAATCAAAAAAAGCTCTGGAGGAGGATAGCGAGACTCACGTCTTAAAAGAAGAGATTCAACTTCTAAAGCAACAGATCAACAACCTAAGACAAGAGAAATCAAGACAAGAAGACAACTTGGCTGATTGTCTAAAAATGGGAAATCGCTATGAGCGAATCATAGACAATCTGATGAATCAACTTGAGGAGAAATCATGAATACAGAGAGACAACCAAAAAGAATCTCCAAAGCAGAGCAGGCAATAAGTTTTTTAACTGACCGATTATGCGCAGCGAATCAAAGAGTGATAATCTTAATGGATCAAAATAAAGCCATGTTAGATGAGATTGAAATACTTAAAAAAGCAAATGAGGATCTATTGGATAGGATTGATGATATTGCTGAAAAAGCGATCATATATAAAAGGATCCATTAATGACAGATGAGGAGAGATATGAAGCGCGACTGATCTATTCTAGAGAGTATCAGCGCAAAAGAAGAGAAGCACGAACTCCCGAGGAAAAAGAGGCTTATAAACTTTACATGAGAGAGTGGAGCCGAAGGAAGAGACAGAATGAGACACAAGAAGAGGGAGATCAGAGAAGGTTGATTGCTCGGCTCAAGTTTCAAGCTCGTAAGGAACAAGAAACACCAGAGGAGAGAGAGCAGAGATTAAGGCGAGATCGAGAACGCAAGAGACAAAAGCACCAGGAGAAAGCAGAATGAACACTCATGAGCTTTATCATGACAATATCGGATCTGTTGAACTCATTGACTACATGGGAGATGACAAGCGAGCAGTAGACGCGGCGAGAGTCAGCTTCATGAGAGACAACACATCAAAGGCTCTTACCGATAAGGATAAGCGACTGATTAAGTTTCTCGCTGATCATAGGCACACTTCCCCCTTCGAGCATATGACAGCAACCTTCCGCTTGACTGTTCCGCTCTTTGTTCGCTCTCAGATTATGAGACATCGGACATTCTCTTATAATGAGGTCAGTAGAAGATACACTTCTGAGAACATTCAAGTTTGGTTACCTCAACAGCTTAGAAGACAGAGCATCGATAATCTTCAATGTTCAGCTGGTGACCTCGATAATCATTTGGCGCTTAACCTTGTGCATATGTCCATACTGTCCTCAGTTGAGAGCTATCATGATCTGATCAACAGAGGAGTCTCAAGGGAGCTAGCAAGAGCTGTTCTACCTTGTTCTACCTACACCACGTTCTACATGACCGGCAACCTTCACAACTGGGTTAAGTTCCTTAAGCTCAGAAATGATGATCACGCTCAACCGGAGACAAGGGAAGCCGCTCAAGCAATAGAGGCCATGTTATCAGAACACTTCCCGGTGACTATGCAAGTGCTCTTCAATGGTGAATCATGAGAGCGATTGTCTTAAGGGCTAGAGAGTTGAAGCGCCAAGGCCGAACGATTGATTCGGTTGCTCAGATTCTCAAGGACGAAGGATGGAAGACTCAAAAGGGCAGCTTTCCAGACAGGTCAACAGTGGCGAGATATACAAGAGGCTTATGTCCTCAGATCCGAGTAATGACATGAATGACAATAGTGTACAACTTGAACAGACACGCGCACGCGCACGCGCACGCGAGGTCATAACGACCTTGGCGGAGCTCCGAAAGCGATTAGTCTATGAAGGAGATCTCTCAGAAGAGAGCGCTGATCTGTATAATCAGATAGAGAACACACTTCATGAAGCGATAGGAGAACTTTATGGCTGGAAAGCAGAAGAAGACCAAGAGACAGACAGCGAGGACAACCGGCCAACAAGTGATCAAAGAAGAGATCTTAGAAAACTTGAGAACCGGGATGACGATTGAAGCGGCCGCTTTACTCGCCGGTGTTTGTCGGACCACCTATTACAACTATCGAGAGAATGATCCTAAGTTCGCTGAAGAAGCGGATCAAGCGAGTCGTTTTGCTGAGGCGGTATGTCTTGAACGTATCAAGCAAGCCGCTATGGATAAGATGGATTGGCGAGCGTGGGCTTGGATACTTGAGAAACGCTTCCCTGATGATTATGGGAAACGCCAAGAGCTACAGGTCAACACCACTGCATCAAGCGATGGAACTGCTGAAGTCCTCTCCATGATGGAGCAGATCAAGAGCCATAGAAAAACAACCGACCTCACCGATGAAGATGAGGCCGGAAGTTCAACCTGACAACAGGAAACGACACGCTAAGGTGACAAGTCTTAGCATTGAGATCATATCATGTCTGACATTAAACTCAACTCTCTTCAACTAGAGATCATTTCTAAGATCACAGATGAAGAGAAGATCATCGCGGCTAGATGTGGATGGGGAAGCGGCAAGACTTCAGCGCTTGTCTTCTCCATCCTGTATCTATCCAAGACAAGACCGGGAACGTCCTCTCTCTTGGTTACTGATACTAACCCACGTTATAACTCAGTCTTAATGCCTGAGATGGAGAAGTGGCTCGGTCCTCTTGGTTGGACCTACAACCACACCTTGAGACAGTGGACCGACCAGCACACCGGATCAAGTGTGTGGTGTCGCTCCTATTATCGTCCGGGAACACGCGATGCAACACACAACCCACTTGAGGGTCTTAACGTCACAAGCGGAGTATGTTTGATTGATGAGTGTCAGACACTCACTGAAGAGGTAGCACACAAGGCCCTTGGTCGATTAAGAGCCGGACCTTCTCCAATCATGATCCTTGTTGGTCTACCTGTCGCTGATGCTTGGTGGTGTCAAATGGCTGAAGGAGCCGGTCACCTTCCTCTCCTCTATACATCATATGTCAATGAGGAGAATCTAGCCGCTGAATGGTTCGAGGCTACAAAACTACTTCCCAAAGAAGAACGTGACGCGATGGTCATGAATAAGCCTAAGCCTCCAAGCGGTCTTATCTATCAAGAGTTCACCGACTCTCATATCATTGAAGGTTGGACCTATCGAGAGGAGATGACCGGACGAATCGCTATTGACTGGGGATTCAGAAAACCGAGCGTCTTGATTATCTGTCATGATGAGGAGCTCGAGGCGGATGTCATATGCCATGAGTTCAATCCAAAGGAGGTCACAACCGAACAGCTCACCGCGTTGATCCTATCAATCGCTTGGCCAAGGTCACACCGAGACAAAGCACCGGGGCCTAGAATATGGCTAGATACCGGAGTAGCAGACAAGGCCGGAAAGGCTAGGAATGATCAAACAGGTAAGAGCGCTTTCAGAGTAATGAGAGCCGACCCACCTATTGGCCTTGGTCTTCCACTTCGCTCAACTACTGACCCAATCAAGGTTGATGTACTGAATGGCATTCAGCGCTTGAAGAGGGCCTTCAATGCTCGTCGCTATCTTATAACTAAAGAGCTATGGGATAGAGGAGAGCGAGCGACTGGTAACAGTTTGAGAAAAGCGCTTCTCTCTTATGGTTGGGATAACAAGGAGCAACCAAAGAAGGACGGTAGAGAAGATCCTTTGGACGCTCTTAGATATGACTGTATTGTTTTCAATTGGGCTGATGCTACAGATCAAGGGTATAAGCCAAAGTCAAGAGGTGCTACCACTAACCGAAGAGTGAGAGTTGGAGGGGCCAAGACAAGGAGCTTCTAGATGGAACTTATTGAGACTAGGCTAGCTATTGTGCTTCTTGACCTCATAGGGTCAACGCGCTTCGTTCAAAAGGTAGGAGCGCTTAAGGCGGCTCAGTGGCTTCAATACCATGACAGGCTAGCGCGGTCTCTTGTCTATAAGTTCCAAGGTCGAGAGATAGATAGAAGTGATGGTTTCTTGCTCTCATTTAATCGACCAATAGACGCGGTGAACTTTGCTCTTCACTATCAACAGACTATACCAGCTAAGATTAAGCTAGGCTGTAGAATCGGTATTCATTGGGGTACAATCGTTGAGGTCAAACAAGATGAGATTTTCACGGCCGGAGGGGCCAAGTCTATCGAGCTTGAAGGGATCTCGAAGAACATAGCGGCTAGGACCATGAGCTTATGTCAAGCCGGCCAAGTCCTCCTGACTAAAGAAGCCATGAGCGCGATCAAAGGAAGGACCAATCATTGGACTCCTAAAGACGCTCGCTTCGCTTGTGTTGGTGAATACCGATTCAAGGGAGTGAGAGAGACTCAGATCATTTATGCAGTAGGATCAACCATTGAATCTCTTCAACCTCCTCCAAGCTCAGAGAAGGTCAAGCGGATAGCCGGACCAAAGAAGATCAAGAGCAGAATGAGAGATAAGGTCTTGAGAGAGTGGGTCTATTGGTTCGCTAAGAATCTAGCATTGATCATCATCCTATGGCTTATCTCAGTCTTTGGCCCTATCATCATCGATCCACATAAACGCTTGATGAGTAATCTTGATCAGTGGTTTTATTGGATCGATCCAATCTTGATCACACTCCAGGCTATCTTGGGAGAGCTGCCATGAATGACAAAGATAAGCCAAAGACGCACAGAGAGTTTAGCCAAGTTGAGAAGGCTAGACGTGGATGGTGGTTCTCTGTCTTCTTCCTCTGTCTGGTAGTAGCTCTCATCCTCTTCTTAACCTATGTCAAGATTGTTGATGAGAATCGAGATGTATTGGTTGGAATCCTTGGTGTGATCACAGGCTCCATTTCTTCGATGGTCGCTATTGCAAGCGGTAGAGATCCAAGCGAAGTCGAAGAGCTAAAGGATAAGCTATCGAGCGCGAATGCAGATAGAGAAGCGCTTATCGCTCGCCTTCGTGATGCTCAGATACAGCTTCAACTTCATCGCGATCAGTTAGCAGAGCTCCAAGCGGCTATCATTGACAAGCTCTCAATGTTTGCCGGATCCAATCCGATTAAGACCAGAGATGAATCACAAGTCATCCTTCATCATTCGGTTGAAGAGTGGTTGGATAAATAAGCGGCCACGGTTCCCGCAGTAAGGAGTCCTCTTTCTTTTAGTCTGAGGTTTTACAAGTTGTGTTCTATTGCTTGTATCCTTAACCGTGGCCATTGATTAACATAGACCTTGATTTTATACTGAACAAGGTTTTATTGATAAAATCACTTCTAGGTGCTT